GAAAAATGCTATATACAATGGATTGAAGGCCGGGAAGATAGATGGAAAAAAGGATGGAGACCCCCAAAATGAAATTGACCAAAGATGAGCTTAAAGCGATTATTAAAGAAGAGATTAATAATTTAAATGAGTATAGTTACGAAAGACTAACCTCAGATGAAAAGAAAGAATTGTCGAAATGGCTTAAAAATTATGAAGAAACAGAGTCGGCCAAAAAATTAAGACAAAAATATAGACCAACAAGGGACGGGTACAAAGTAGGCGAATTCACCATGGCTATGAATCCCGCTGACCCTTCAACTTGGCATCCTCAAATAATTTCTAATCTCCCCCCAGATGCAAAAGAAGCATGGGAACTTGCAGTTGATAAAATTGTTTCGGCTTATGAACTCGAAAAACTAAAAAGTGATGCAGCACAGGGCGATAAAGATTATGCCGATAGAATGAAAAAAGAAAAAACAGATAGTCTTAAAATAATCACACCGCGTTTTGCTGAGATATTTAAAATTGCTGGCTGGACACCAAAAACATTCGCTGATTGGGCTAGAAAATCTTCCCAAAATCTACCAGCAGATATGACTGATGAAAAACTATTTACTAAAGCAGTGTCTGCACAAGCCGAATTAGCTTACGACAAACAAATTAAAAATCAAAGAGAAAAAGGTCCGTTTTATAAAATTTATATGAAAACAATGGAAAATTTTAGAAATAATAAAAAACCATCAAAAGAAGAAGCCCGTGAATTTCTTGCTAGCATTTGCACTGACTGTGCACAATCTATTGAACATTTGAAGGCACTCCCACCGCCAAAAAGAAGCTTTATGCAAAAAGCAGGTTCATTTATGACCGGAAAGGGTTTCAACGAAGACATCACAAAAGAAGATATACAAAAAATTATTCAAGAAGAAGTAGCCAATATGGAAGAATCAGCCCACGGAGGCTTTCGTGGATATACAGGCCCTGATGATGATGAACCGGAGTCCGAAGAGGCATATGTAAGTAGAATGAGAAGAAAGCAAGAGTTCGACCGAGAACGATTCGCTCGCGCTGGTACTGGTATCTCAAGTGCCGAGATGAAAGCCAGAGAAAAAGCCGCTGAAGAAGAAGCACAATACAAAAAAGACCAAGCCCGACGAGCTAAAAATTTGTCTGATCTCGAAGCTGATAAACAAGAAAAAAAGGCCCATAAGGACAAGATAGCTAGAGCATTTATTAATATTGGTGATGCAAACATCACAAAACAGATTAAGCGTGGTAATCTTGGTTACTGGGCGAAAGTCGCTGCTAAAGAACTTGACGGCCCTATTTTGAACGATTATCTTGATGATCCCGAAACATTGATCCAAATGATGTCGCAAAGAGATGTAAAAAGATTTGCAAAGAAAGCGGGCTATAACAAAAAAAGAAGCTTTATGCAAAAAGCAGGTTCATTTATGACCGGAAAGGGTTTCAACGAAGACATCACAAAAGAAGATATACAAAAAATGGTTCAAGAAGAACTTGAAGCCGTAACTAAAGGAAACTAAAATATGAGTTCAAATACATTAAAAATCGTACAAGGTATCGCACAAGCAGCCGCAAATGCTTATGATGGCTCACATGATGAACGATATGCTGCCGATGGAAAAGCACGAAAGATTGGTCTCAATCGTGAAGAAGGCGATCCAATTCTTGATAAAAGAGTCATTGATGGGTTCAAAGTTAAGTTTTCTGGTGATGCGATGTGTATTACATACCAATCAGATATTCAACTTAAAGATATTTATGCTGGTGGATTTGAAGCCGAGATGGAAAGAAAAATTAATGATATCAAAAAATTCTTACAAAAAGAATACAAAGCTATTACTGGCGAATCAGTTAGAATTACTCCTGTGAAAGATGAAGAAATTAAAGTTCTTGCTCAATCAGTATCTCGCGTTCGTTCTTTTGTTCAAGCTTACCGATGGTTTAAAATCTCTGGTGTTGATTCAGAACCAATCTTAACTCCTTCCGAGGACACAGTAGATAAGGCAATCAGAGATTTTCTTTCTCTTAATTCTAAGAAGAGGCCAAGTAACGACACTAGGAAATAATGTCTTTTAAACTCTCAAAAAAGGAGATCGTAAAAGAAATCCTTAAATGCGGGAAAGATCCAGTTTATTTTACAAATAATTTTTGTAGGATCTCACACCCACTGAAAGGTCTCGTTCCGTTTAAGACTTATCCGTATCAAGATGATTTATTAAACGATTATAACGACTTCCGCTTTACAGTCATTTTAAAAGCCCGACAGTTGGGTATTTCAACTATTACAGCCGCATATTGTGTGTGGCTTATGTTGTTTCATCGCGATAAGAATGTTTTGGTTATCGCAACTAAATTTGCGACCGCTGCTAACTTGGTAAAGAAAGTAAAACACATCATGAAGAACTTGCCTCCTTGGTTACAAGTGGCTACAATTTCAATTGACAATAGAACATCGTTTGAATTATCAAATGGCTCTCAAATTAAAGCTGCTTCCACATCTGGTGATGCTGGTCGTTCTGAAGCTCTTTCGCTTTTGGTAATTGATGAGGCCGCACACGTCGATGGCCTAAAAGAACTCTGGACTGGTTTGTATCCCACTCTATCAACTGGTGGTCGTTGTATTGCTCTATCAACTCCAAATGGTGTTGGTAACTGGTTTCATAAAACTTATATCGATGCCGACAATAAAGAGAATGATTTCCACCCAGTTTGTTTACCTTGGGATGTTCACCCCGAAAGAAATCAAGAATGGTTTGAGAAAGAGACAAAGAATATGTCTCGGAGACAAATAGCTCAAGAGTTAGAATGTAATTTTAATACATCAGGTGACACGGTAATTCATCCTGATGACATTGCTTGGCTAAATCAAACAATCAAAGAGCCAGTATATAGAACAGGATATGATAGAAACTTTTGGATTTGGGAGAAGTTTGAAGAAGGGAACACCTACCTTCTTGTTGCTGATGTTGCGAGAGGAGATGGTGCTGATAATTCTGTATTTCATGTTCTAAAATTAGAAACAATGGAGATTGTAGCAGAATACCAAGGTAAACCAAATTTGGATATGTATGCCCAAATGCTTTTCTCAGCAGGTACAGAATACGGAAACTGCCTTCTAGTTGTCGAAAACAACGGAATTGGCATATCCATCTTGGAAAAACTAATTACTCTTGGATATTCAAATCTTTATTACTCAATTAAATCGACACATGAGTTTGTTGAATCTGTTCAAGGCGAAGCTATGGACGGAGCAATAGCGGGCTTCACAACCTCTACAAAGACTCGTCCTTTGATTGTGGCAAAGCTTGAGGAGTTTATAAGAAACAAAATGTTAAATATTTATTCATCAAGAACTTTTCATGAATTTAAAACTTTCATTTGGAAAAATGGAAAACCTCAAGCCATGCGATCTTATCATGACGATTTGGTTATGTCTTTAGCTATTGCTTGTTGGGTAAGAGACACAGCACTTCAAGTAAATCAACGAGATGTGGAATATAAAAAAGCAATCTTAAATTCTATGTATCTAAACAAAACTACAATGAATACTTCGATCAAAGGTATGAATGGGTATGGTTCAGATATAAAGGAAAGACAATTAGAAGCAAAAGAACAAATGAAAGATTTTGTTTGGATTTTTAAAGGATAAAAACAATGGCCCCAAGAAGAAAGAATACTAAAAACCCCTATAATGACGAATCAGGTTTATTTAAACAATTAACAAGATTGTTTTCTGGACCTTTGACTCAAAGAAGAACACAGTCTGGCCGCCAATTGAGAAGAAGACATTTAGATATATATTCTTCTAAATTTAGGTCTGCTTCTGGTCAACAGTTTAAGAAATCAGAATATAACCCAATGAACGTGACCACTCTTAATATGATTTCCAACAGGGGTCGTTCTGAGAGGTATGTTGATTTTGATCAAATGGAATACGAACCAATCATTGCTTCTGCTATTGATATCTATGCCGACGAGATGACAACTCATTCTTCTTTGCAACCGATGTTGAGAATTAAGTGTCCGAACGAGGAAATTAAATCTATTTTACATTCTTTGTATCATAATGTTTTAAACATCGATCATAACTTGTTTGGGTGGTCTCGTACAATGTGCAAGTATGGAGATTTGTTTTTGTATTTGGATATTGATGACAAAATGGGAATCAGAAGTGTAATCGGTCTACCTCCCCAAGAAATTGAAAGATTAGAAGGTGAGGATGAATCGAATCCAAATTATGTCCAATACCAGTGGAACAGTGCTGGAATGACTCTTGAAAACTGGCAAATGGCTCATTTCCGCATTCTTGGTAACGATAAGCATTCTCCCTATGGAACTTCAGTTCTTGAACCAGCCCGTCGTATTTGGAGACAACTTACTCTTCTCGAAGACGCAATGATGGCATATAGAATTGTAAGAAGCCCAGAAAGACGAGTGTTTAAAATTGATGTTGGGAATATCGCACCAAACGATGTTGAACAATACATGCAGAAAGTTATGACTCAAATGAAACGACACCAAGTAGTTGATCCAAAAACAGGTCGTGTTGATCTTCGCTACAACCCTCTTTCAATTGAGGAAGATTATTTTATTCCTATTCGCGGTGGTACTTCCGGGACAGAAATCATAAACCTTCCCGGTGGACAATTTACAGGAACCGTAGAGGATGTTAAGTATTTACGAGAAAAATTATTTGCTGCTCTTAAAGTTCCCCAATCGTATCTTGTTATGGGCGAAGGTGCCTCAGAAGATAAAACAACCTTAGCACAAAAGGATATTCGTTTCGCCAGAACAATTCAAAGATTACAAAGAGTTGTTATTTCAGAATTGGAAAAAATTGGAATTATTCACCTTTTTACTTTAGGCTTCAGAGGAGACGATCTTTTAGCATTTGACCTTGCTTTGAACAATCCTTCAAAGATCGCTGAACTCCAAGAGCTTGAGCATTGGAAAACTAAATTTGATGTCGCCGGTGCTGCTACTGAAGGGTTCTTTTCCATGCGATGGATCGCTGAACATATGTTTGGTATCTCCGAAGACGAATTCATTAGAATGCAGAGAGAAATGTTTTATGATAGAAAGTTCATGGCTGGACTTGAAGCTGCTGGTCAAGCACCCGAAGGTGCTGGTGGCGGTGGAGATCTTGATCTTGGTGGCGATGAAGGCGGCGGCGATGAACTTGATCTCGGCGGCGATGAACTTGATCTTGGTGGTGACGATGCCGCTGGTGGCGATGAAGGTGCTGGCGGAGGAGAAGACGATGATGTTCTTCTTGCGGCCCCCGGTAAAAGAGATGACGATAAGTCCAGAGGTCCATATAAAAAACATCAGCTAAAGTATCGCAAAGGTGGTTTTTCTAAACACATGAAAAACCAAGCCACAGGTGAATATGGAAATACAACCAGAAGCATGTTTAAAGGTAAGACGGGTTTCGGTGGATTAGATTCATTAGCCAGAGGTGTAACAGAAAATAAAACACTAGATAAAATAGAAGAAGAAAAACTATTTAAAACATCAACAGAAATAAAGAAGCTTTTAGAAGGCTTAAATAACTTGGAGAACAAAGAGAATGAGAGTAAGACACAATAAGAAAAGAAACACCGCTTTTCTTTACGAATCATTAATCACAGAATTAACAAAAGCAATTGTCCG